GCGTCATCTTGAGGGTTAACTAGTTTGTACGCTTCCATATACGCCGGAAGTTCTAATTCTTTAAAGTTCTGGAATGCTAACTTATCCTCTTCAGAAGCATTCGGCCTATTTGCCGCAATAGCAAATTTGGTGTACTGAGAAGTAATCCACTCTTCATCAATCTTGTCGGGGAATGCTTGGTCTTTTTCTAGGATGTAATTAGTAATTTCTTCGACGGCGTCAGCATCACCAATACGTTTAGCCGCGACTAAACGCCCTCGTGAATTACTAACTGTCATAGACGCATAATCTTTGTATTTAGGCCCACTATCAGGATCGACGTTAGTCTCCATCCATGTTTCAATCTTCTTTGCAATAAGAGGTTTGTTTGCACTCTGAGCGGCAAGTAGTCTACCAGCGGCGTTAGTCTTAGTCATGCTGGAGAAGTCAGCGTAATCAGGGTTTGCACTTCCTATGGACTTACCAACGGATTCAATAGCTATAGCCTGATCCTCATCATCATTAGCCCTAGCTTCAGCCGCGAACGCAACATAGTTGTCTTTAGTTACGTTTGCTAAAGAGTGCCACTTTGGAGCTTTAGACGGATCTTTCTTAGCGGAGTACACATAAGATATTTCTGGGGCTACGGACGTGTAACCATTTAGAATCCTGTCGTACTCAGACTGAGATATGTCTAGTTTCTCTAAAGTCGATTGCAGTATTCTCTCTTCACGTTTTTCTTGACGTTTCTCTTTATTAAACAGATCCGCCATTCCTCCTGTCATTCTCTGGAATAAGTTCTCGCCGGGGACTTTAACGTCGGCCGGTTGATCTTTTCTTTCCGTATCAGTTTCAAGTAAGGCATCAGTTTGACTAGATGTACGAGCATCAACACTTGGCAAGTCTGCCTCTGTAGTAACTACGTTATTTGTAGATGTGCTTATCTTAGTGTAACTACCCCCATCAATTTTTGCTTGAACTTGATTAGGCGTAATTCCCATGCTTAGATCGTTATATAAATTTCCCCAAGAATCCTCGGGGAGGCCATTTGCCTGTGCAAATTTCTTTGCGGCGTCAACTTTCTTAGCATCAGCTAGTTCGGCCGCTTTAAATTCATCTTCTTTACGAACAAAACGCTGTAAGTTAAATTTTACGAGATCGGCTTCTTCTTGTTTCTTTTGCATTCCCACTGCTTGGTAGGTGGACGCAAAACTACTTGCAAAACCTTGTGCAAATGCTTCTCCGGGGGAAAGTCCGTATTTACTCATCTTCTAAATCCTCCAGTTGTTCCTCTTCATCGCCGTAACCCAGCATTGAATTTTGCTCTTCTTCAGGTGCCGCAGACATAAACCCTTTGGGTTCTTCATCAGTTTCTTTTTCCTGTTCCACGGGCGTTAAAGATCCTTCACCGCTAAGTTCTCTTAATGTTCTTGCACTTGTGAATTGTATTTCTTCATCCGCAGATATCTCGAAATCAACTTTGTATGTTTTAGCCATAATCATGAGAAGACGGGCAATTGGCCCTGCGGCTAAGATACCTAGATCAGGAGCCCACTTACCCCGGCCTATACCTTTGGTGACAATAAAGTCAGTAACCATTGTTACGGGTATTCCAGCACCCAACATAGACATATACCTAAATCCATCAGGCCCATCGTTTAAATCTTTGGTGACGTATTCAATGGCTTTGTCCATATCCGTAATATCTGGGGGCCTATGCCACGGGTAATTTCTTGTATCACTGGTGTAATTAGCTCCGGGTATTGGGGCGTTGGGGGTTTGAGGACTACTCTTCATCTTCTACCTCTTTTTCTTTAGCCGGTTCTTTCATAAGCTCTTCTTCTAACTCATCAAAATATTCGGGGGTGTATTTGGTCTCTTTGGAGGTACCCACTAATTCTGTGGGCATCTCTCCATCCAAGTAGGCCTTGACCGATTTAATTATTGCTTCTTCAAATGTCATTGCTCAATACCTCTGTAATCGACTCTCAAATCTCCCACCTTATCCATGTAAACATTTTCTGGCTTAACTTGCTGAACCTGTTGAGCAATGACCCCAATAGTCGGTGTTTCTCCCCAACCTTTTTCGATAGCTTCGTCTGTCCAGTCCCAACTATACAGTTTAATTCCATTGGATAATTCAGCTTTCTCAGTAACATTCTTTTTCATTCTGTTGTCAGAGAGTGCAATACCGGCCGCCACACCTATAGCACTGCCAAGTGCGCCAAACATTCCAGATTTCTTAGTTGCTTTAGCTTGTAATCTAGCCGCTTCTAATTGCATTTTAGCCAACTCAAGGTTTGCTTCGCGGTCTAGTGCATTTTCGCCTTCTCTCCATGCATAATCCAACAAGGAGTCTGTACGATCCCATAGCTGGTTCATTACTTCAGAGCTGAGATTGAGGATATTCTTAACGTCCGTAGCGGCCGCGTTGAAAGCCATCTCAGTTTCGGTAAGAGTTACTGTTTGACGCCATTGTGCGTTGGCCGCGTCTACCTGATACTGCATATCTAAATAGAATTGTTCACGCCCATTTTCCAACGTAGCGTTAAACTGCTTCATGTCGTTTTGTTCACCAGTATTAAACATACTCATCTGGTTAACTTGCCCGGTATTATACATGTCTATCTGTGCGCCCAGATTGTCATAGAACTTGTCCATATCGTTCTGTTGTTCAGAGTTAAATCGACGAGCTACGTTTGTCTGGTTGGCATCTTCTAAGATTGATTGAACCATCGACTGTGAGTTGATAATCGAAGTCTGTTGTTCGTTAGCTAAGTTAGCCATGTCGTATTGCATAAACGTCTTAGCGTTGTTTACCGCCAAGGATGTACGAACATCTAAGTTAGCCAGTTCCATCTTCGACAAGACGTTAGCCTTGTTGATGATCATCTGTTGTTTGTTATCTAAATTCTTTACTGTCAGTGTTTGGTAGAACTGACTGTCCGCTTGAGCGATAGGCAGAGTTGCCTCGATCATTGCCTGTGCTAATGCACCGGTTGCGGCCGTACCTGTAATACCTTTGAATGCGATAGAGCGCGATACATTACGCGCAATACCAGCGGCCCATGTAGGTATCTTGGGCTCACCTGTTACCGGGTCTACAAACTCCCCGGTTAGAATTTCTAATTGGCCTTTTACTGTGGCCTTGGAATCTAAGTAGTTACCTTCACCGAGAGACTGAGCAAGTAACTTACCAGCCACTGTACTAGTATCAATTACGTTACTGATGTTCTGGTGAGCAAATGAGTTGAGAGCTAGGCCTGTCTCGTTAATAGATCCATCTTCGTTAACGCCCGTTGCTAATCCTTGTTGGTCAAGAACAATGCCTTCGGGATCTACAATAGCATCTTCGTTTGTATCCATCGTAGCGGCATCAGCTAGATTATTTGCTACTTGATCCGCTGTAGTTGCCGCGTCATAACCACTTGCTTCATTCGGCTTAGTAACGTCAGATGCTGTATCAACAGCCCCGGTAGAAACAGATTGATTTAGACCATCTGCATCCATGCCGTAGTTACTACCGTCTAGGTTAGTTCCCGGTGCGTTGGCGTCAATGTCAGGCACTTGATCCGACAAGTTAGCGCCCTGATCATCAATGAACCCACTAGTGTTATTAGCAATGTCCGTAGTCATATCAGTGACGTTAGTGCCACCGACATAGTCTGCGTTATTTGCAACGGATGAATTGGCTACTACAAAGTTACCGGCCGGGGCATTTACTCCTGTGTCCGCAGGGTTGCCGGGCATTACCATAGCGGGATCTCCACTAGGGCCACCGGGCATAACCATATTCTCACGTTTACCACCATTCGTTTGTTTGACAGGCATGGAGGGTTTAACTCCTGCTGTCCCGGGAGGTACTGCGTTTGGGTTGCCGACTAGGCCTTTTGCATTTGTAGGATCAATCATTGTTTTGTTTTCTCTTCAATTCCTCGGCCTGTTCATCACAAGCTCGAATCTTGTCTCTGAGAACGATGTAATTGGAAATGGCCTCTCCGATAGCTTGACTATCAGCGGGTAGATCTTCAATTTCGTCTGCTAGACGATTATTAAAAGCCTCTGAATATGTTTTAATTGAGGGGCAGTAGACTTCTACTTCTGTTTTATAGACCGTGTTCGCGCAACCGCTCAACAATGTCATCCCTAGTACGAGGCTTAGTGCTTTCAATCTCATTATTGGTAGTCTCCATCTCCTTGTAAAACTCGGCTCTATCTTCTGCCGCTTTTGCTGAGGCTTTTACTTGTTTAACCTCTTCAACCTTGGCTCCGTCTCTACGGCCGATGATGTAAAGGATTGGTAATAAAGCGGCCACAATACCGGCCACTATGATTTTAATTTTGCTAAAAATACCGAACATTAATGGATGCCTTCTTTGCTATCCTTCATTCTCGCGTATGTAACTAACGCTACACCAGCCAGTGATGCGGCTAAGAATATGTATTTAATTGACTCAGAGTAACCAACTAAAGGCTGTAATTGCCCGGCTATCTCTGTAGCAATACCAGCACCGCCAGCTAACCCGGCTCCTGCTAGTGTCTTTGATTTCTTTAGAGGCTTAGGTGCGGCTTGCTCTGGCTTCTGGGCCATGAGATCTCCGCCATCGTCCGCTAGGACTACGTTCATAGAGAACAGTGCCGCCTCTGCGGTACGGCGTCGTGTAAGGCCTCTGAGCGGCTTTAAATTGCCATCTACTCGTGCCTTGTTCCAGCGCATGATTTGCTCTGGTACTTCGTCGTATAAACCTTGGTTTAATTTCTTTAGAAGGGTAGAGTTTTGGAAGTTAGCACCACCCCCGATATTGAACACGAAGGATACTAAAGCATCGAACTGTTCTTGAGTTAAGGGTACGCTAACGTATCGTTTAACTATTGCGCCAGCATCATTAAGATCTTCGACCAGATACTTCTCGCACTCTTCAGTAGAGACACGCAAACCGGACTTAACGCCCTTGCAATGGCCCCATCCGATTGTCCAGCGTCCTGCCGGGCAACGGTAGGCTCGTACCATGCCGTCTTCAGTTACTTTATGTAAACCTTCAAATTTCTTTACTAGGTTAATGCCGTTTTGAGATACAGTTGTTGGTGTCATCGTAGTGTCCAGAATAAGTATGAAACGCCAGCAGATGCCGCGATCCAGAATAAACGCTCCGCAAAGCGTAATGTTTGTCCATCAGTCGATACCCTATTAACAATATCGACCACCTTATCCTCCAACTCTTCGTGCTTTTCTTCGTACTTGTTCATGCGATTGAACAAAGTAACCATTCTCTCTTCCATTCTAGCTAAAGCAATTACTGCGTCTGATAGCTTATCAAGTTTACCCTCAATACGAGTGAGGCGTTGATTTTCGTCCATAATGCCCCCTTAGTAAGTCTGAGCATATGGCGAAGCAAAACCGCTATATACTGACGCGGGTGCCACGGCTCCTGCTGTGAGGCTTTGACCTCCCATACTTGCATTAGAACCTTGTACAACTCTCCTGTTTGAAATTTCCTTCATGAGACGGTTGATATCTAATGCTTGCTGATCGAGTAGCTGACCGTTCATACGGCTGTATGTGCTTAGAACTAATTGACCACTATCGTCGATAGTACGCTTGAGCATATTACCGTTAGCATCGATTGCGTTAGCGATTAACTTACCTTCACCATCGAATGCTCTGCTCAGTTCTGTC